GAGTTAACAAAGTAGAATAAAAACAATAAAATTGAGATAATCATGCAAGAAAAGAATTTCGGTGAGTTGGGAAATCAGTTCCAACAAACATTAATCAAATCGATAATCGAAGACAAAAAATACGGGGAACAAATCCTCGAAGTTTTAGATAGTAAGTATTTTGACAATATTACATTTAAGTATATTGTTCAGAACGTAAAAGAGTTATTTGTTACTTACAATTCGAGAGTACCTGACTACGAAACAGTTAGACAAAAGATTACCGAAAGTTCACTTGCAAACCCCAATACAAGTAAGATACATATTGACACATTAGACGCAATTGAGAATCTTCAAGATCCTGTACACACACCTTCATTTGTAAAGGACACCGCACTTAATTTCTGTAAACAACAGAGTCTAAAGAAGACTTTGAAAGACGTGGATAAATTAATCCATGGTGGTGATTTCCAATCGTATGATAGAATTGAAGAGATGATTGCAGAAGCACTCCAAGTGGGTGTTTCGGATGATGTTGTTGTGGATATATTAGATAATATATCTGAAGCGTTAGAGAACGATATGAGAACTCCAATGGCGACAGGAATTGTTGGTTTAGATAATTTACTTGACGGTGGATTATCACATGGTGAATTAGGTATGGTCTTAGCACCTACGGGGACAGGTAAAACAACAATTTTAACGAAGTTTGCAAACACGGCGGTTAATCAAGGTAAGAACGTAATTCAGTTCTTCTTTGAAGATAGTAATGCACAAATACAAAGAAAACACTTTACGGTGTGGTCTGGTGTTGAAGCAAAACATCAGAGTGAACAGAAGGTGTATGTTCAACAGAAGATCGAAGAGGCGACAAGTAGAGAAGGATTTGGTAGTCTTAAGTTGGTTAGATTACCTAACGGAACATCAACAACGGGGGACATTAAAAGAATCATTAGAAAAGTATCGGCACAAGGACAAAAACCCGACTTAGTACTTATTGATTATATTGACTGTCTTACATCTGATAAGTCAATCAATGGTGAAGAGTGGAAAGGTGAAGGAGCAATTATTAGGTCGATAGAATCTATGTGTCATGAAATGAACATAGGTGTTTGGACTGCGGCTCAAGGTAATAGACAATCAAGTACTGTTGATGTACCAGGTGTGGATCATTTCGGTGGTTCTATTAAAAAGGCACAATCATCACACATCATTTTATCTATATCAAGATCAAATGAACAAAAAGAAAACAAAACGGCTAACGTAACTTTAGTCAAATCAAGAATTGGTCAAGACGGTATTACCTTCAATGACTGTAAGTTTGACAATGCAATGATGGAAATCGTTCTTGAGGAACAGATGACTATGTTAGGATTTGAACAGAATAAAGTTCAAAGAAACAACAAAAGAGCGGCTGAATTGTACAAACAATCACAAGGAATTAAACAATAACTAAAAATAATTAAGATGACAGAAAAGATTTTACAAGAAAATCCGGGGCGATTTGTCCTATTCCCAATAACACACAATGATATTTGGAAGTATTATAAACAACAGGAAGCAAGTTTTTGGACTGCTGAGGAAATTGACTTACAACAAGATGTGAGTGATTGGACTAACAAATTAAACGATGACGAGAGACATTTTGTTAAACATGTATTAGCATTCTTCGCGGCGTCTGACGGTATTGTTAATGAGAACCTTGCAGAAAACTTCATTAATGATGTACAATATACTGAAGCGAAGTTCTTCTATGGTTTTCAAATTGCAATGGAAAATATTCACTCAGAAACATATTCATTGTTAATTGATTCTCTTATTAAAGACACCGAAGAACAAGATAGATTATTTAACGCTATTGAAACTATTCCAGCAATTCAAAAGAAGGCGGAGTGGGCACTTAAATGGATTGATTCTGAGTCATTTGCAGAACGTCTTATTGCGTTTGCTGCGGTTGAAGGTATTTTCTTTTCAGGTTCATTCTGTTCGATTTTTTGGTTAAAGAAACGTGGTTTAATGCCAGGTTTAACCTTTTCTAATGAACTTATTTCAAGAGACGAAGGTCTTCACTGTGATTTTGCATGTCATCTGTACAATGAACATATTGAGAATAAATTACCAGAAGGAAGAATTGAGGAAATTATCCTTTCGGCATTAGAAATTGAGAAGGAATTCATTCTTGAAGCACTACCAGTTAGATTAATTGGTATGAACGCAGATTTAATGGAACAATATTTAGAATTTGTTACTGATAGATTATTGGACTCATTAAATATTGAAAAGAAATTTAACACTGAGAACCCATTTGATTTTATGCAAAACATTGCATTACAAGGAAAAACCAATTTCTTTGAAAAGAGAGTCGCTGAATACCAAAAGGCGGGAGTTAATACCGAAGGAGACGAGGATTTAGATTCTGCGTTTGGTGAAATGGATTTTTAAAATATACAAGAGATGAAAGTTAAAAAAAGAGATGGTTCCTTAGAGGAAATGAGATATGATAAGATCACAAGGAGAATTTCCTCTTTGTGTTCTGATTTAAATTTAGATTATGTTGATCCAACGTACATCACCCTAAAAGTTACACAGGGAATATACGATGGGATATCATCAACCGAGTTAGATACGTTAGCGGCTGAGACTGCAGCGTCAATGACAACTACCCACCCTGACTATGCAAAATTGGCGGGACGTTTAGCGGTTACTAATCTACATAAAACAACACCAAAGAAGTTTTCACAATCAATTAAGGAGTTATATTCTTTTATTGAACCTCGAACAGGTACTGAATCTTCTTTAATTTCTGACGAATTATTTGATTTCGTTAAAAAGAATAGAGCGGTTATTGACGGTGCAATTGTACAGGAAAGAGATTTTGATTTTGATTTCTTTGGATTTAAGACTTTAGAAAGATCTTATTTACTTAAAATCGGTGAACGTATAGTTGAGAGACCTCAATATTTGTATATGAGAGTTGCAATGGGTATTTGTGATGGTGATATTGAAATGGGTCTAAGAATTTACGATGACTTGTCACAACACTTCTACACTCACGCAACACCAACGTTGTTCAATGCGGGTACCCGTAGACCACAAATGTCCTCATGTTTCCTAATTGGAAATAAAGGTGATGATATTAATGGTTTATTTGATACTATTCAAGATGTTGCAAATATATCTAAGTGGGCTGGTGGTATTGGACTACATGTTCATGATGTAAGAGCAAAGGGTTCTTATATTAAAGGAACTGGTGGTGAATCTGACGGTTTACTTCCTATGATGAAAACGTATAACGAAGTTGCACGATGGATTAATCAAGGTGGTAAAAGAAAAGGTTCTTTTGCTGTGTACCTTGAACCATGGCATGCCGATGTCTTTGAATTCATTGACCTAAGAAAAAATCATGGTAAAGAAGAAATGAGAGCAAGAGATTTATTTCTTGCAATGTGGACACCTGATTTATTTATGCAAAGAGTACAAGAGGACGGTGATTGGACACTATTTTCACCCGATGAAGCACCTGGTCTTTCTGATGTTTATGACTCACCTGATAATAAAAACTTTACAGAATTGTACGAAAAGTATGAAAGTGAAGGTAAAGGTCGTAGAGTCTTGAAAGCAAGAAAACTAATGGACGCTATCTTAACCGCACAGATTGAGACAGGTACTCCATACATGTTATATAAAGATCCTGCAAATTACAAATCAAATCAACAAAATTTAGGGACTATTAAGTCTTCTAACCTTTGTACTGAGATTATTGAATACTCATCACCTGACGAACAGGCTGTGTGTAACTTAGCATCTATAGCATTACCTAAGTATATTATTGATGGGGAGTTCAGTCATAAGTTATTATATGAATATGTTTACCAAGTAGTTAAAAACTTAAATAATGTAATCAATTTAAATTTCTACCCAACAAAGGAAACAGAAAAATCTAATATGCGTCACAGACCTGTGGGTCTTGGTGTTCAAGGTTTGGCGGATGTATTTTGTATGTTAAAAATACCTTTTGAATCTGAAGAGGGAGACATACTACAGACTGACATCTTTGAAACTTTATATTTTGCGGCAATGACATCTTCTAAAGATCTTGCTGAAGTCGATGGACCATATGAATCAATAAGTGAATCACCAATTGAGAAAGGTATTTTCCAATACCAAATGTGGGGATTAAAAGATGAAGATCTATCTGGTAGATGGGACTGGTCATCACTTAGAAAACAAGTGATTAAATTTGGTGTGAGGAATTCCTTATTAGTTGCACCGATGCCAACCGCGTCTACCGCACAGATCCTTAACAATAATGAAGCATTTGAACCGTTCACTACGAATTTATACTCGAGAAGAACATTAGGTGGTGAATTCATTGTTATAAACAAACATTTGGTTAATGAACTAATGTCGGTTGGTTTATGGGGTGATGACATTAAAGATAAATTAATTATGGAAAACGGGTCAGTACAAAACATACCTGAAATTCCAACAGAAATTAAAGAAGTCTTTAAAACCGTATGGGAAATGTCACAAAAGAGACTTCTTAATATGGCAGCTAATAGATCAGTATTTATTGATCAGTCACAATCACTCAACCTTTTCATTAGTAACGCAACCAAAGCAAAACTATTAGCGGCACACCTACATGGGTGGAAGTTAGGTTTAAAAACAGGTATGTATTACTTAAGAACAAGGTCGGCAGTTGACCCACTTAAAGGTTTAGGTGTAAACACATCTAAGAAGAAAACACCTGTGGTGGACGTGGAACCACAAAAAGAACTAATTGAAAACAACCCTATACCGACTTCTAATTCACTTTTAAGTGAAAATAAAGAGTTAAAAATGGTAACTAATCAGGACATTAGACCTGATGATTCACCATTTGATTGTGAAGGATGTGGTTCTTAGAATCATATTTTATTTATTTTTTTAAAAACCTCCTTAAATGGGGGTTTTTTATTTAACACCATTTTAGTAATGTTTATATTTATTAGTATGGCATTAACCTATGGAATTGACTTTCCTTTTAGAGAAAGTACAACAGGAGATTATTTAAAGTTAACCACTTCACCTGAAAAGGAGGTAAGGGCTAACCTTATACATCTCATTTTGACAAAGAAAGGAAGTAGATACTACTTACCAGAATTCGGTACGAGAATATATGAATATATATTTGATCAGAACGACATTGTGACTTTTAATTTAATTGAGGAGGAAATTCGTGAGGGGTGTAAGACATATCTACCAAACTTAGATATCAATTCAATAAAGGTTCAATCTGCTGAAGACGATACTGATCCTGTAACTACTGTTGACGAAGAAACAGACGAAAGGTTATTTAGGTTAGGGGACTCATCAACGAAACCATACACGGCGAAAGTTAAAATAGACTACACGGTTAATAATGGTGCGTTTAGTTCATCAGATTTTGTTATAATTAATTTATAAAATGGCGAAGAAAATATCATATTCAACAAGAGATTTTGCAGGGTTAAGAGAAGAACTTGTTAATCTAAGTAAAGAGTACTACCCTGAGTTAGTTCAGAACACAAACGATGCGTCGATATTTTCGGTGTTATTGGATTTGAACGCGGCTATCGGGGATAACCTTCACTATCATATTGATAGAGTATGGCAAGAAACTATGTTGGATTTCGCACAACAAAGGAAATCTTTGTTTCACATTGCAAAAACATATGGTATGAGAATACCAGGTAATCGACCATCAGTGTCATTATGTGACTTATCAATCAATGTACCTGTAAGAGGTGACAAAGAGGATGAGAGATACTTAGGTATTGTAAGATCAGGAGCTCAAGTTTCGGGTGGAGGTCAAACATTTGAAACTATTGAAGATATTGACTTTGCAAACCCATTTAATGATAAAGGTGAACCAAACAGATTAAAGATACCTAATTTTGATAGTAATAATAAATTAATATCATATACCATAACCAAACGTGAAGCGGTGGTAAATGGAGTGTCAAGAGTATATAGAAGAGTAATCACAACACAAGATCAAAAACCATTTTTAAAACTATACTTACCTGAACAAAATATTTTAGGTGTGGTATCAGTAATACATAAAGAAGGTACGAACTTTACATCTAATCCATCATCTTCAGAATTTTCAAACTCATCAAATAAATGGTACGAGGTGAAATCTTTGATGGAGGATAAAGTTTTCATACCAAACCCAACATCCGCATCTGACAAAAAGAATTTCATTGCTGGTGATAATAAAAGGGTTACAAATAAATTCATTAGTGAATATACACCAGAAGGTTACATGTCAGTGACTTTTGGTTCAGGAACAGTAGATCCGTTAGATAACTTAGATTCGTTCAACGACGGGTCTCTAAAGGTTGGTCTTGGGTCTTATTTAAATAACTTATCGTTAGGTGCAACACCAAGAGCAAACAGTACGGTTTTCATAAAATACAGAATTGGAGGTGGTAAAGACACGAATTTAGGTGTCAATGTCATTACAAGTGTAGATAATGTGGAATTTAATGTAAGCGGTCCGTTGACCAATGTAAATAATCAAGTAGTACAATCATTGAGGGTTACTAATGTAACTCCCGCTGTTGGTGGAGCTGATCAACCAACAATTGAAGAAATTAGAAATATGGTTGGATATAACTTTTCAGCACAAAATAGAGCGGTTACACTTAACGATTATAAGTCATTAATAGAAACAATGCCATCAACATACGGAGCACCTGCAAAGGTTAATGTGATGGAGGAAGATAACAAAATCAGAATTAAATTACTTTCATATAATAGTGATGGTAGTTTAACTGACACAGTCTCAACAACATTAAAGAATAATATCTTAAATTATTTATCTAACTATAGAATGATAAATGATTATTTGGATATTGTTAGTGGTGAAGTAATAGATTTAGGTTTAGAAATTGATTTAGTTATTGATAAAAACACAACACAAACTGATGTTTTAAAAGACGTAATAGAATCGGCAACAAACTACTTCACAATTGAAGGTAGAAAGATGGGTGATCCATTATTTGTTGGTGAGTTAAAGAAGACCGTTGGGGATGTTGTGGGTGTTGTTAATGTTGTTGACCTTAGAGTTTTCGGTAAAACAGAAGGTGAATATTCAATGGCAGAAGTATCTCAGGGGTATGTTAGTGAAGCAACTAAGGAGATACAACAATCCGATTCTACTATCTACATGAAAAATAACCAAATTTTTCAAATTAGGTTCCCTAAGAAAGATATTAAAGTTAGAATAAAAACTCTCTCTTCCACTACATTTTAATTAACTTTTTGTGTATTATTATTATAATGGGAAAATAGGTTGTAATCTATTTATATTATATGATACAAAAACACAGAATACTAACTGAGATAGGTCAGGATCAAAAATTGACTGTTGAATTAAAACAGGACTATGATCTTTTAGAAATCCTTTCTCTGAAATTTACACAACAAGATGTTTACGCTTCGCTTTGTGCGGACTATGGTGTTGTTGCGGGACGTATTTCTGTTAATGATGGTTATGGAGTTGCAAATGCAAGGGTTTCAATCTTTATACCACTAAGTGATGAGGATAGTGATGACCCGATTATAAGTGCATTATATCCATACACTTCAACATCTGAAACAAATGATGATGGATATAAGTATAATTTACTACCATCAAGAAAACAACACACAGGACATACACCTACAGGTACATTTCCTGATCAAGAAGATATCTTGGGGAGAGAAGAGGTCTTAGAGGTTTATGACAAATATTACAAATACACGGTAAAGACAAACGATTCAGGTGATTTCATGATATGGGGTGTTCCTGTCGGTCAACAAGTAATCCATGTGGATGTTGACATGTCCGATATGGGATGTCAATCACTTGTCCCTTACGATTTTATATATGAGGGAATATCTGAACAAAAATTTGAAAACGGATATACCTACATGAAATCCAATAACCTTGCGGGGTTACCACAGATTACAACATTTGAAAAAACCATTGAAATTTATCCTTTTTGGGGTAATGAAGATTTATGTGAGATTGGTATTACAAGAACTGATTTTGATTTAAAAGAACAAGGAATCCGTATTGAACCATATTCCATTATGATGGGTGGTTCATTTACTGATGGTGGTAAAGACTCTGTAAGGGTTAAGTGTAATGTTGACAACCAAATGGGTGAAAAATGTTCACTTATAACTGGTGAGGGTGATATCGAAGCAATACGTTTTACTGGTGAGTATGATAAAAATGTGGATGGGACTTTAAATTATCTTAGACCACATCTTGAAGCAGTACAATTAGACTCTCAAATAGATGAAAACGGTAACTTCTTTTTTAGGGTACCAATGAATATGAGATACGTCATCACTAATGAATTTGGTGAGACTGTAACAACAAAAGACCGTAATAAAGGTATAGCAACAAGATCAACATATAGGTTCCGACTTTCATTACAAAATGATAATGGACAAAAAAAACAGTATAGGGGGAAATACCTAATACCTCAAATAAAAGAACATCAATCAAGCGGTCAGATTCATCCCAAAGCATATGCGTTTTCGGACAATATAGATGATTATCCTTCCGACGCTCATAATGATATTGCGGGAATCAATAATGATGGATTTGCAAATGATATGTTCTACTCTTTTAGGTATAATAGAGTTTACACCGTTTCTTCATTCATCAATCAATATCATAATAAGTCTTGGGGGGAACGAGTATTTCCGTTCTTTTCGAAAGATAGAAACGAATCTTTCATTGGAATTAAAGAAATACAACCTTCTATCGAAGAAGATTGTGCAAATAACAATGAGTACTTTCCAATTACCGACGCGGTTAGAAATCACAAATTTAAGTTTCTAATCACAACCATCTTAAATTTTTTAGAAAGACTTTATTTGATTATTACTCAATTCGCATTTGATTTCATCGTTGAGTTTATATTTGATATTGCTGAAATTCTTTATAATATTAAAATTCCTGTTGTTAAATATAGACCTTTCAAGAATACCGCAAGAAACATTGCCAAATTCGCACGACAAATTCAGATCGCTACAATTAGGAATTTAGAATTGATTAATTATCCCGACTGTTATGAATGTTCAAAAGACCCATTCTCGGGTACTGACGGAACCCCTGGAGGAGACACATATAGTGTGACTCTTATAAACGATGACGGTAATGAAATAGATTTTCCAAGTGGCACTGATAGTAGTTCGTTAGAGTCGATTGTAAATGTTTCGGGTTTAACTGTGGTGAATAGTAATATGGTTGTTAACCACCCATATGATCCAAACGATAATACTTCAAATGGATCTCCTGATTATTTGGATTTAAATGTAACAGGGACCCATCCGGATAAAAACTACATTATAAAGTTTATTGTTAAACCCGAAGTTTGGGGGTTGGATGGCGATCAAAACCCAATAGTTATAACTCAAGCCGAATATTCTTATCTATTTATTGGATATGGATCTGATTCTCCGATAAATGATTCGATTAATGGAAGATATAATGGACTTTCGTATGAAATATTCACCGCTTACTATGACGCTAACAATACAGATATGAATAATACCTTACCCACTTCAGAGTCGGGTACTGTACTATCAGCTAATGGTCAAATTACTATTCACTCCGTCTATTTTTATGGTGAAAAACAGGTAAATATAACCACTAATGATTTATCGGAATCTGGTTGTTCTAAGTATGACACCATTTACGATCCTGATAATGACATGTCGTTAAGGGCATTTGAGAATAATGTTAGCGGAACAAATGATTATAACTATTGGGTTGGGGTTGGGTCACAAGGAAGTACATATCCTGACATCTTTATAGATACCGAGAATCCATGTACGTACGTCCCACCAACAAATGATATTGTGGCGTCAATTAGTGCGTGGTATAAGGAAGCCGGTAAAACGGGTGACCCATATACCATGAGAAGGTGTCGAATATTGGAGGGTTATACGCCAGATAGAGAAACAGGAATCCCCGCAGGTACTGCGTCAGGGCATTCAGAATTTAGAGATGGTGTCTATACTTTAGTTGCCGCCGCGGGTAAAAATAGGGCAATGATTCTAAATTACTCAAGAAGAAAGTTACTTGGAAAACTTATGTGTGGTGGGATAACATCTTACACATTTAGTAATAGTTGGTTAAACGGGTCACTATATTTCTTCCAATTTAGAAGAAGAAAAGGAGGTAACAATGCAAAATATTGTAAAGATGTTATACATCGTGAAGAGGACCATACTGGAGTACACTACTATTATAGATCAACACCATATGATGGTACTGATTTTATTGGGGGTAAGAATGAAGAAAATAGTCAGACTAATCCCGAAATATTATTCCCAACAACAATAATGGATTTGGGTCCAAGAAATATGTTCATTAAGGAGATATGTGTGGATCCTGAATTGGATGTAAATTGTTCGGTGTCTAAAAGTATTGGTAACACGTCATACCAAGATATAAATGACTTAATGGAATGGGTTATATCCTCTAAAGAAGTCAAAGAACAAGGAAAACTAAAAGTACAAGATCTTTTTGATAAAAGGGGTAATGGGTCAATGGACGGAGATATTGTCCAACTATTGAATTTTAACTCTCAACTTGGAATATACGGATATGACGATGAAGATGAAGAAAGTCCGTACTTCCCAGTTAATGGTGCTGAGTATTTTGATGGTGCAGGACCATTAAGTCTAAATTTTGTTTTTTCTGAGGATGATGAGGATACTGCAATCGTAGAGAAAGACGGTACATTACTTAGGTTATGTATAAATGCGGCGGGGAACTTGACTGAGACTGCTCAGGATGTTCCATATTATAGATGGAATAAAGAGGGTGACGGATTTGGTGGTACAAATACAGGTGCCAATTCTGAAAAACAAGATTGGTCAAGAAATAATATATACTTAACCAAATATCAAGGTGGTTGGGATTACACAGGATTAATGACTACACCTGACCCATTTGGTGGTGCTTCGGCGGACCCAACGGACGATATTAGTAGTTATTACTACGACGGTTCAATTTTACCACCAATACGAGAATGTGAGGACGATAACTATGCGGATACAACAATTCCAATTGGTGGTCCATTCTTCTTTTATTTCGGTTTAAGGACAGGAAAAACTGCGTGGAATAAATTTATTCAAAAATTTGGACCATTATGATAAAAAAGAAAATAGTACACCCAACTGAAAGATATAGTGGATCTGATGCAGAAAACTTAAATATTAAAATCGGTCTTGAAAGAGACGAACAGTTATTACGTGAAGGTGATAGAAGTATAATTCTTGATATTGCGGAGTTATATAAAAAAGAAAGAAACGAAAGTACTAAATACAAAATATTTGGTAAAACCAAAATGATCTTTCGTAACCTTTATAGTGGTGAAACTGAGTATAATCCACTTAAAAATAGTTTATACGATTTAGGTGATGGGTTAGATGGTGATTGGACGGGTTATTTACCCTATAACGAATTTGCGTTTATAAGGAGAGATACGGTTAGAGAAGTTGCAACCGCAACAGGATCCACAATTGGACAATTCAACCAAACAATATCGTTAACGGGGACGACTGACCACACAACAATTACTGTGTTGGATTCGTCCACATGGAATTGGAACTATCATGTGAGTTATGTTTATGACCACGACAGTAGTTACCCAATGAGATATACCCTATCTGGTAACACAACGTACGACTTCACTGCTGAATCGGGGGTACCATTTAGAGTTGAGGTTTTCGATACCTCATACCAATTAATAAGTCCTATAAAACATAATATGTCTTTAGGTGAACATATTGTTCTTTCGGGAACAACATTAGCAAACGCAAATAAATCTGATAGGGTTTTTAATATTACTTCTGTTGGAGATAATAACTATGAATCTGAATTGTATGTTATAAACATATCAAAATCAGAATTTACTACGAGTCAAATTACAATTATGGATTCTATTGGTGTTGTATTTGGTCAGCGATGTTTAGATAGAACTAACGTTACGGGGACCACATCAACATACTATGTTCATAAACATAAGACAATAACTACCGTGGATGATTGTATCATTGATAATTGTGGGTTTGAGACACCTATTTTTGAAATCGAAAGGAAATTACAATTTGAGACTGCGGATCAAAGAAATGATGTTTATATCGAACAGAATAGACCCGAATCAGTATTGTATCATTTTAAAAATGCAATAGACATTAAAGGATTAAGGAATAACCTTAATTATACACCAACAGAGGTATATCTGACGACTACATTCAGAAATAGAAATGGGTATTTTAATTACCCACCAAGAAACGGATGGAAGTTTAATTTTCACAATAGTTGGGTGGATGAACAATTTGATGACTCGTTTTCGGGTTCTGATACGAATTTACCATTTACGTCTGTTAGTAGTAGTGGTTTCACCTTCAAACAGGGTAATGAGCTACCTGTGGGAACTGTATTAGATGGTGCATTTGTTGAATACAACGAACAAGATTTTAAGGAAACAATACTAAGTGAGGGGTTTCATAAAATATCTTCGGATGTCCTCATTTATGATCACCGTCAGTCATCTCCAAGTAGTGGTTTCGGGGGAGTCAGTCAAACTAATCCGAGTGGGTTAATTTACCAACCACACCACAGAATAAAACTAAGGGAATTATCACCTTATGTTGAGACTGCGAATACAAATAACATTCATAATTTACCTGAAAATGTAATATATGATGAACTAAATGGTGTGTGGAAATGGAGAGATTTATACGATCACGGGTATGTAGATCCTGATAATTTTGGAACAAACCACCCTTTCACCAATGGTCAACACTACGTCCATAGCGACATAAACTTTTTGTTTAGAAATGAAGAACGATTCCTTAATAAGGGAGTTGGGATTAAAAACTTTACAAGTGATGATGACGACTGTTAAATGAAATTAAGAAACGAAAACGGAGATAAGAAATTAGTCATAGGGACTAATCAGAATTTCAGAACTGATGCGGGTTGGGATGAATCATTCCAAACGTACGAAAGGGAGGTTTTAGAGGACATAATTAATCCTGTGGAGAATTACGAGACGTGTAGGTATATTCATAAACCATACACCTCTAATGGTATTCAACAGAGTGATATTTGGTTTTACTTCTACTTTAAAAAACTAAACTCATATACACTTGGGTTAGATTATAATATTGTGGGTATTGAACAGACAGATCAAAACGTGATAGATTTAAAAAATAGTTTCTTTAAGTTAGAATTCTATAAAACACCTGACAATGATCCACCTAATAGACAAAATAGAAGATTGGTTTTTTCTAAAATGTTGAATCCAATGGTTGGAGAAGAGGTCACACTTTCTTCAGGCCAAGAAATAAAAGTCCCTGTCTTTAATGGGTCACCATTTAAGAATAAAGAAAATATGTATCTCTTTTGGTTTGAAGATGACACCGTACTTGAGGAGACACTTTTAACGGGTGGTACGTTTTATATGACGGCTAAATTTCATAATGCATTTAACGGAGAACGTTCACAATTCACAAATAATGCGATCAGTGATCTTTCAATACCCGTAGAAGAAGAAGATTTATATTATATAGTTGAGATGGATAAGAGTAATGCTCCGACATATAACTACATGATATCTGAATATGATAGTGTAAACAACGTCGCGGGTACTCGAATTGGTACGTCTGCATCACCAATTATTTTTTACGAAATGAAAGACACAACACCTTAATTATGGAAAACAATCGATATACATTAAGATTAAAATCAATACAGACAGGATCGTTAACATCATTAACTGATCAAACATGGTATGACCCAAATGATAATGTCATTCCATGGTCAGGATCCAATGGGGTTTATATTGGTCCTGAAGTAAACGAAGTTGTTTACAATTCAGGAAGTCTTAGTGAAGGATATTACAAATGGGGTGGAACGTCATGGAGTACAATTACAAGAGAACAAGCATATGATACTTATGACCTTCCTGTTTATTTAGAATCTATGGCGGATGAAATGGGTGGAATGGTCGGTTTTGATGGTGACATTCAACAGGTTGAATTATTATGTAACTTTAATTATCAAATAACAACAGGAAATACTGTTAGGTTATATAACTCGATTGATCGAGACAGTTTAAAGATAATAGTAAACGAAACGTTTGATGTTGATTGGGGAGATGGTAATACCGATACGATAAATGTTGGTACAGGTAACAACCTCGCATTTTTACAACACACTTTTAGTGCTGTTGGAACTTATAATGTCTCAATTTCATTAAATAACGTGTGGACAAATAAAAAAACAACAAAAAAGATTACAGTACCCAAAAATGTTTCTGTGAGTAATCCGAACGGAACTTTTGGTCCTTTTACAATTCCTTACAAATCAATCACAACTAATCAAAATTATATCAATGATCTTGATATAACTGATAATGATTCAGACGCAACATTATATTTTGCGGGGATGGGTAGAAGTAGAATATCAGAATTAAAAAAATATGGACAAAACACCTATAACGGTGTGACAACGGGTACTGACAGTGCTGGTTTAACATATTCAGGTTACACTATTGATAACCTTACATATAGAGATTACGACGATGGTCATACGACAATAACAGGTACAACGACATCATTTGAACAAGAAGAAGTGTTCAATAAAATGTTAACCAGAAACGAACATTTCATCGGATTTATTGATGAACCGTCTATTTATTCAGACGTGTTTGTTGAGCGTGGAAAGCAAGGAGTGTTGGAAATGAATCTAAGGTTAGGTGAATTAGACAACGTTGGAGAAATATCTGTTTACGGAAATGGGTTTTTTAATGTAAAAAAACAATAGAATTATATTTATTAATTAAAAGAATATGGCAGTAGGTAGTTATGGCACAATTAGACCGGCAGATGTATCACCATCCGATGTGGAAATTTTCTTCCACTATGTATCGGGTAGGACCTCTACGGCTCCAGTGCAATTTAAAAAATTAAATTCGGAGGATGTCCTAACACCTGTATATCATAATTCAGATACTACGGATAGTCCTAATGCACCTGATACTGAGATATTAGGTGGTTTATACAATCTTAAATTAAGTTCGTCTGATTTCGATGAGTTAGGTGTGTACACGTTACATATTAGACCCAAACAAATTAGAACAAGTATCACTGACTGTGGGATCTTAGCGTCCTTACCATCAGTGAGAGGGATTATTGTAGATCTAAGTAATGTTCCATCGGGGGA